AGAAGGATTTGCCAACCGCCGCCGCGTGACAGGCGTTGATCTGCCAAAATGGACGCAAAGCGAAATCGAACAAATCAAGGAAAGATTATGGATACTAAAGCAAAGATAATCTGGACCGTGCATCCAGATGGCGTTCACGTCCACAGAGAGGGCCGTCTAGTGGGGGTAATACCAATTTGTGAGGGTATGCACCTGATCGAACAATTAGCGCCCTCTGTGGTGGCTTATATGCACTCTTTGCAGGACAAACAAAAAACCCCGCAACCTGACTAGCAGGAGCGGGGCATTTTGTGGCGAATGTTTGTTTCAATTATTCATCGGATGCATCGTCGCAGCATGCGCATTCATCATCATCCTGACCAATGCCATATTCTTTCCAGCCTTCAATCTGGTAATCAGTAGGTTCAGTGTTGATGCTGCTTTCCAACTTGAATTGCGCCCGCATTAATTTATCTACATCTGATAGGCGCAAATCGTGGCACTCGTTGGCGTAGTTCATGGCCTCTTTAATGGCTTCTATCGCGTCCAGTATCGCCTCAAACTGCTTGCCTGACATTCCGTCAATGCCTTTCTCTGCAGCTTTGATTTCATGGTAGGCTTGGGTTAGATATTGTTTTCTGTGATCGTAGCTCATAGCGTGTCCTTTCTTATTTAAACGCTGTCAAAATTAGTTCTGCGCGATCTGTGTCGCTTTGTTGCTGCAGCAATTCACGTAGCTGCAACTCTAGGCGCTCAACATCCGCAAGCGCTTTGTTTAGTATGGTGTCAAGCTCATTGGCTTGACGTTCGATGATGGCGCAAGCAACCTCGCGGCCCGCATGGTCAAGCACGGTCACGCGCTTGATGTTGGTTTGCATTGCGCCGTTCTGCGTAATCGCTGCGCTCAACTTTTGGTCAAGCGCATCTGCGTTGACCAATGCTTTACTGATTGTGCTGGTCATTTGTTCACCTCTGCGTTATGCGCTGCCCATGCTTGGTTGATCTCATGTCCTTTCTGATCGCCCGCATCTTTCCATTTTTCATAACACTTTTCTTCAAGTTCGACGATTTCGTTGGCCTCATTAATTCCAAGATAACCGCACAAAATATCTGAATATGCATCTAAGCAACCCCTGTGATATTCTCGATCCTCAGTAAAACCGCCGCCAAAAAGCCGTAGGTGCCAATGCAGCGCAATTTTGCGTTCTAACGCTTCAATATCGACATTTACTTTCATAGCTTATCCTTTCTTTTTGATTTCTATGCCAAACAGGTGAATTGTGTCTGTGGCAAAGCCACCCGCTTGCATTTGCTTTACCCACCATTCGGGTGGGTTGTGTGGCGTTAGCTCAACACCTAAAAAGCCATCCTCTGTGAAATAACTTTTCACAGTAGCATCGCCCCATGAAACAGTGCCGACAGTATCGCCAACCATCGGCATGAAATCGCCTGACCAAACGAGGCCATATGCGTGTTTACCGTAGTTCTCAGGGTTTTCTTTCATCAAAGTCATGCTCTGTCCTTTCTTTTTTGATTAGCATGTGTAGACAGTCCCGCAGGACTGCCCCAGATGTTAATCATACAATTTCATTGATGCGGTTTTGATATACCGCGATTGCCACAGGGAAATCACGCAAGGGCGCACGCTCTGCGCACTCTTTGATAGTTTGCCATGCGTGGGGCTTGGTTAGCGTACTCTCGTGCATTGCAGGGGCCGCTGTGGGCGTGTCAGCGGTAAGGTCAACCGTTACGCCCTGCGCTGATATTTCGCCCGCCTCTGCATGCGCCTGTGAAACCACTCGGCAATTGTTAAGCCAACGCATCAACGCATCCTTGCTTGTGGGAACGTCAACCAAAGCATAATCCTTGCCAAATTGTGCTTTTGCCTCTGCCTGAGTGCCAACCCAAGCCCCGCGATTGTCAGTGTATAGTCTCATGCTGTGTCCTTTCTTGATATAATCATGATGTTTTCTTTGTGGTTACCTTTAGCGTCATAGATGTTTGCGCTGCTGGACCAACCGCGCTGCGCTGCATGCGCTTGCCATTGATCAAGCTGCCGCAATGCCTCGCGCTTGGTTTTAAACCGTGTACCAACACGCATTGCGCTTTCGTCTGATGATTGCCAGATGAACCATTGAGAGCCGCGCTTGCTAACCTCATATTGCATTTTTTTTGTCATGCTGTGTCCTTTCTTGTTTTGGTTTGCATGGGAAGGGCGCACCGCAGTGCGCCTAACCAATGCCAACTTATAGGGCATAAATAAAATTTTCAGCTTGCGGCACGACTGCCTTGCAGAAATCAGTGTCGATATAATCTGTGATGATTTCATCGGGCTTGGTGTCATATTCCAACGTGACAAATACCGTGCCAAGGTAGTCTTTGCGCCTGCCAAAAAGAATGTGTGAGAACTCAACGTCAAACACGTTCTCGATCAAGGCGGGCAATGCATCGCCTATGCTCTGATCTGTCTCAGATTTGACCCAATCAACTAGCAGATCGCCTTCTGAGCCGTCCACAATCTTGACTGTATCCGCGCCCATCTCGTGCGCTGCAAGGATTAATTCGCGAATAACTGCCTTACATTTTCTTTCGTAAATCATGCTGTGTCCTTTCATGGTGTCACGTATAAAAACGCGAATGTTATAATGATTACTACTGCGCCACCTAGCCAATCTGACAAGGTGGCATGCTTTGCGGCCTCAATGAATTGCTTGATCATTTTGCCAATCCCTCAATCAATGATTGTGGAACAACGCGAGCATTGTCGAATGCCTCGCCTAAATATTTCTTGATATGCTTTGACGTGGTTGGGCTAAACTTTGTGTCAGTTTTAAACGCGCCGTCATCATCCCAACCCGCAACGGGTGTTGAATATGAAAAGGCAAAGGTCATACCGTTGATTTGCAATTCTGTAAGATTGCTTGCGATTGTTTTGATTTTCATGCTGTGTCCTTTCTTTGGGTTGATTGCATGATGACGCAGCCTCGCAAGGCTGCGCTGTGATGCATTCAATTGTAGATAATTTCAAACAGTAGGTCATAGTCATATGCGGTAAGGTACGCGTCAAAGTTGATCCAAAGCGTTGGGCTATAATTATCCACGAAATTCATAAATTCGTGATAATCATCGCCTTGCAGCCAAAATGACTGATCGTAGCCTGCCCAAGTTTTGCCGCAAACCTCTACGCCGTATCCGCAGTCAATAACTTTGATTTTGCCATTGTCGAATGATTGGGTTGTCTGTGTCATGCTTTCGTCCTTTCTTGGTGTGTGATTGCATGTGAAGGCAATGCCGTGGCATTGCCCCAGATGAAATCAAAGATTGCTTGTGTTTACTGCGCGTATGACACCGTGGCGCGTCATCCATGCCGTGTTGTTGATCAAGAAGCGCTCACCATCATTTTGTGTGACGGTCAGCCCTTCACGCTCTGCAGCGCGTTGCATTGCACCAGTATCGCCGTAAGGTAAGTCAAAGGCACCTGATTGGATCAGGTAGTAGTTAACGATTGAACCGTGGTTTGCTGCGCGGTGCATTGTGCGTGTGATGATATTTTTCATGCTGTGTCCTTTCTTTAATTTGATTGCATGTGCAGGCAGTCTCGAAAGACTGCCCCAGATGAAATCATACTGGATTGCCTAAGCTATCGAATAGAATATGCAACTTAGCAGTCTCAATTGCCTCATTTGTGAGGGCAATGTGAGGACGCTCGCCGCCAGTGAGCAGGTTGTGCGCCATGCATAATCCAAGGATTTTGCCGTAGCACTCAAAGCCTGCTCTTGTTTCATGCTGACATTCAGCAATCATTGCTGCGTATTTGCGTGCATAGAACTCGATTTTGCGATCTAGATTTTTTAACATGCTGTATCCTTTCTTTGGGTTGATTGCATGAGACTACAGCGGCGAACCGCTACAGATTGATACAATCGAAGAGAAACAAACATTCGCCTGAAACCACGTTGCGGGCCATGATCTGATCTAGGGGTTCCTCACAGGTACAGCGGGCGACAACGTACAAGTCGTGCGGCCTATATGGCCTGAGCTGAGCGACGGGGCGTGTCATGCGCTGGGCAATGCCCGATCACTTAACCTGTAATCAGATTAACCCTATTGGGTTATCATTACAATAGCATTTTGATAGCACTATCCATCATTCCCACGACTATCCTATGGGATATACTTTCATATCACTATGATAAGAAATTAGGGGGAAGGACATTTTATGACCTGAGCATCGCGGAAAATTTAGGGGCACTCAGCGGGCTTTATATCGCCTCTCAAGGCTAATTCACGTTTTGTTCTGGTTTTGCGGCGGTTTTGCGTGGGTGCGCGGTATACCATTGTTTTGCTTGGTATTTCATTGTGCGGGATTTTGCAGGGTGAGTGCAAAGTAGGACGCAGCGCACATTAAAGCACCGTGTTGCGCACGGGCGCGCGCGAATAGCACATTGCGAAACATTGGTAAAGCAATTGTGCAAAACGGTACTGCATTTGTGCAAAACGGTACAACCAGATGCAATGCGCGGGCATTGTTTCTCATTGTACTAAATCAGTACAATCAAGAACAATTGACACTGCTATGTTTTGCTTTGTGCTTTACGGTATTGCTTTGCATAAATGCAGGACTGAGCAAAACAATCCAGTGCAACGGTATGCAATCTTGCAAAAGCCCCCCCCCGCCCTGCCCCCACCCCCTACCCCTATTATTATTATACATTCTCACACAGAAAAATTTGTGTTATAAAAATGATAGGCCCTGTCGTACTGTTGTCTGATCTCTCCCTGTTAGGCACTTGAACTCCTCTCACTCGGCAGGGTCTACTTTGGTGGGGCTAGAGCAAGGTTACGGCAGACTAATAATAATAATATTTAGCCTATTTATTATTATTATTAGTTTGCTCATTAGGAGAAAAACTTGATGTTGACTAATAATAATAATATTTTGCTAATTATTAGTATTATTATCCCTGTTTTCAGTAGGTTACGCGCATCATACTGCTGATAATAATAATAATAGAGTACCTATAGGTACTATTATTATTATTATTAGTAGTGCGGGCCTGAAATTGTAGGAGTTGAGTATGGCTGGTAGACCAAAGAAGAAAGCTGCGTTTGCAGCGTTAGATAGAATGGGTGGCCCTGTAGCTTTGCAGCAAGAGTTGCTTGCGGGCAAAACCATTCCGATGATTGCGAAAGAGCTAGGGATAGACCGTGGTTACTTTCAGCGTTGTTTAATGAAGGATGAGGATTACGCTAAAGCGATAGCTGAGGTTGATGTTCAGGTTGCCGACATGCAGGCGCAGTTAGCGTTGCAGGAATTTTTGGATTTGAAGGAAGAGCGTGCTGAGGAGCGTGCGGCTGCGCGTGATCCTGATAATGACGAGGTTGATAAGAATATGCAGTATGTCAGTCAGGTTGACATTGGCTTGGCTAAGGGTGTTTCTAATCAGCGTAATTTTATTGCGTCGAGTTTGCACCGTGCGCGTTATGGGTCTGGCAATCAGCAGAACATACAGGTGAACATTGGTGAGTTGCATTTGGATGCTTTGCGTAGGGCGAAGGTAATTGAGCATGAATGATCAGTCTCAGAATGTGATGCTGCAGTTTGTTGAGCGTTATGGCAGCAATCCTACTTTGTTTGTGCGTGAGGTTCTTGAGGTTGAGCCTTTGGAGTATCAGGCTGAGTTTTTGCAGGCTATTGCGGATGGTGAGCGTAAGATTAGTGTTCGCTCTGGTCACGGTACGGGTAAGTCTACGGCTGCGTCTTGGGCGATGCTGTGGTATTTTTTGATGCATTACCCGAATAAGGTGGTTGTGACTGCGCCGACGAGTAGTCAGTTGTTTGATGCTTTGTTTGCGGAACTCAAAAGGTGGATTAACGAGTTGCCTGTTCAGTTGCAGCAGATGTTGAATGTGAAGTCTGACCGTGTGGAGCATGTTTCTGCGATGAGTGAGATGTTTATATCTGCGAGGACAAGTCGTGCTGAGACACCTGAGGCATTAGCAGGTGTACATAGTGAGCATGTTATGCTTGTTGTGGATGAGGCTTCTGGTGTGCCTGAGCAGGTATTTGAGGCTGCTGCGGGTAGTATGTCGGGTCATAACGCGACGACGATTATGTTGTCTAACCCTACGCGTTCAAGTGGCACGTTTTTTGAAAGTCAGACTAGGATGGCAGATAGCTGGTGGACGCGCAGGTGGAGTTGCGTTGATAGCCCGCTGGTGTCGGATGAGTTTGTTGACGAAATGAGGATTAGGTATGGCGAAGAAAGTAATGCTTTTCGTATTCGTGTTCTTGGTGAGTTTCCTCTGGCTGATGATGACACGATCATTCCATACCACTTGGTAGAGAATGCTACGCACCGTGATGTGCAGATTGATGAGGATACGCCTAGTATTTGGGGTTTGGACGTAGCACGCTTTGGTACGGATAAGACTGCGCTGTGTAAGCGTCAGGGTCCGATTGTGAGTGAGATTATGGCGTGGCAGGGGCTGGATTTGATGCAGACTGTTGGTCGCGTTGTTGCTGAATATGAGGCTTTGCCGCCGAGTAGACAGCCGCAGCAGATATTGGTCGATAGTATTGGCGTTGGGTCTGGTGTTGTGGATCGTTTGAACGAGATTGGCTTGCCTGTGCGTGGCGTGAATGTTGCTGAAGCGCCGAGTATGGGCGATACTTACTTAAACTTGCGTAGTGAGCTTTGGTTTAAGACTAAAGGTTGGCTTGAGGATCGTGCGTGAAAACAACCAAAAAACGACAAACTCATCGCTGAGTTGACCAG